AATGGTGTTTACATTCCTGACTTCTGGGGAGAATACGAAGCAAGTCGTTTGTGGTGCTACCGAGTGGAAGTGCGTGAAACACAAGCAAACATGGCCTATAGAGAAGGTCATAGAGAATGGAATGAGGATTTATTTGCATGATTAACCCAGAATACGATATTGCAATTTTGTTGCCCACACGTGGTCGTTCTGACTCACTTGAGCGTAGCGTAAAAAGTGTAATTGAACTAGCGGCAGCGCCGGATAGAATTCAACTGATGTTTGGATTTGACGACGATGACGAAATTGGCACCAAGCACTTTGAAGAGGAATTGCAACCTTGGCTAGATGCACAAGGTGTGCATTATACCGCCATGAGCTTTGCTCCATTGGGATACATTCGTCTCAATGAGTATGTTAATGAGCTTGCACGTAATAGTGATGCACGTTGGCTGGTATTTTGGAATGACGATGCTGTGATGGAAACCCAAGACTGGGACAAAGAAATCATGAAGCACGAAGGCGAGTTTAAACTACTTGCATTCCATACACACCATGATCATCCTTACAGTATCTTTCCCATTGCACCTCGCAAGTGGTTAGAATTGTTGGGATACCTGAGCCCACATCAGATCTCTGATGCATGGCTAAGTCAACAGGCATATATGTTGGACATTTGGGAACGCATTGAAGTTGATGTGTTGCACGATCGTCATGATCTTACAGGCAACAACAACGATGAAACATTCCAAAATCGTCCCATGCTCGAGGGCAATCCCAAAGATCCTAGAGATTTTCATAGTGTGCAACAAATGGAACTTCGTCATGTTGACTGCGCCAAAATTGCTACCTACTTGCAAAACGAATGCGGCAAGGACATGAGTTTCTTTGCCAACATCTTCAAAGGCACCCAAGACCCTTGGGAAAAACTAGCCAAGAATGATGTAAACAAGCAAATGATGCAGTTTGCTAATCCACATAGTAATAAACAAAATGTCACAATCAAGTCTTGAAGATCGTATTAAAAAATATTGGAACACACAACCGTGCAACATCAAACACGGTACTAGCGATATTGGCACCGCTGAATTCTTCCATGAAGTAAGCGAACGCCGATACAAAGTGGAATCTCACATTGCTGAGTTTGCCGGATTCCACTTGTGGGCTGGCAAGCGTGTGTTAGAAATTGGCTGCGGAATTGGTTCGGATGCAGAAGAATTTGCCAAGCACGGTGCAGAGTATGTGGGCATTGACCTAAGTGACCAAAGCATTGCACTCAGCCGCCAACGTTTTGAAACACTAGGACTAGAAGGCGAGTTCTACAATATTGATGCAACGGATGCCACTGCTCTTGCCACATTGGGCGAGTTTGATTTGGTTTACAGTTACGGTGTGATACATCACTTCCCGGGTATTGACAAGATTATCGACAATGTACACGAAGTAGTTAAGTACGGTGGTGAGTTTCGCTTTATGGTGTATGCCAAGAACTCCTGGAAGTACGCCATGATCCAAAAGGGTCTAGATCAATTTGAGGCACAAGCAGGTTGCCCATACGCACAGGCATTTAGTAAAGATGAGATTCATCAGATGATGAACAGCGACAATGGATGGTATGTTGAACGTTTGCGTCAAGATCACTGTTTCATGTACAATGTAGATGAGTACAAGAAAGGCAATTATGTGTTAGAGCCATGGTTTGAAGCCATGAGCGATGCACATCGTCAAGCGGTACGAGAATATCTAGGCTGGCATTTGTTGGTTAAGGCTCGCAAAGTTTGAGTAGACTGTTTGCTTTTGGATGTAGTTTTACTCATTATAGATGGAGTACCTGGGCTGACATCCTAGCAGTGCATTACGATGAGTACCAGAATTGGGGACAAAGTGGCGGAGGCAATCATTTTATCTTTAATTCTGTTATGGAGGCAGATCAGCGTCACAAGTTTACTGCAGGAGATACTGTGGTAATTTGTTGGACCAATGTCATGCGAGAAGATCGATACACACACAATTGGCAAACACACGGGAACATTACCACTTGTCAATACTATGATGATGCCTATGTGCGTAAGTATGTTAGCGAACGTGGTAACCTAGTCCGAGACATGGCATTTATCAAAGCTACACAATTATTTTTGCAAAACATTTCTGGCCTGAAATATGAATTTTTGAGCATGTGTCCATTGGTGTATCCAGATCAATACGATCCAAACAGGATCAGCAACAACCCAGATATTCCAGCCTTGTATGAATCCGTTCTAAATAATATCAAACCCAGTTACTACGAAACTGTGTTAGCCGAAGATAGATCAAATGGATGGAAGTTGCATAACTGGAACACCGGATTAAAAGATCCGCACCCTACACCAATAGAGCACTTGGCCTATTTGGATTGGGTTTTGCCGGGTTGGGTGACAAACGCTGACATTCGTGTTAAAGTAGTAGAAGAAACCGCAGACCCCGACATCATACACAAATTTTTAAAAAGACCAGAGATCAAGAGATTATAATATGAAACTCAAAGTATCAGAACTATTTTATTCAGCACAAGGAGAAGGACGCTTTATTGGTGTCCCGTCGGTGTTCTTAAGAACATTTGGTTGTAACTTTACCTGCGCAGGATTTGGATGCAAGCCTGGCGAAAAGTCCACAGAAGCAGACGAGGTTGCCAAAACTGTACACTTGTACAAAACATTTGAAGAGCTGCCACTTGTAAACACCGGATGTGATAGCTATGCGTCATGGCACCCAGACTTTAAAGAACTCAGTCCTACCTATGAGATCGATGAGCTGGTAGACAAAATGCTAGACTTGATTCCAGATCGTAAGTGGACCAATCGCACAGGTAATGACACTCATCTTGTGATCACAGGTGGCGAACCGTTGCTAGGTTGGCAACGTGTATATCAAGACTTGTTTGATCATGCTGACATGCGTGGTATTAAAAATGTTACATTTGAAACCAATGGCACTCAGCAGTTACAACCTAAATTTGGCGCATATCTTAACGAGTGGTTGGCCGGGCACAATGAACTTACATTCAGTGTAAGTCCCAAACTCAGCGCCAGTGGCGAAGCATGGGAAGAGGCTATCAAGCCGGAGATTGTTGCAACATATCAAAACTACGGCACAGTGTATCTTAAATTTGTGATTGACAGCGAAGCACACTTTGAAGAAGTGGATCGTGCAGTAACAGCATATCGTGGGGCAGGAGTTGAAGGGGTAGTGTATGTGATGCTGCAAGGTGGTGTTGTTGCGCCATACGCAGAGAATCGCGTGAACGTTGCAGACTGGGCACTTGCACGTGGTTACTATTATACTCCAAGATTGCACGTTGATCTCTGGGGTAATGGATGGGGCAAGTGATGGGAATATTTGATAGATTTTTAAAACCCAAGAAGGCAGAAAAACCAGCAGAGGTCAAAGCACCTGTTGTGCCCAAAGTCAAGGCACCTGAGAAGACTGCTAAACAATTGGCCACAGAAGCTGGCGAGCCTTACGTGGCTGTGTTAGGCATGGATGTGGATCTTGACAATTTGCATCAAGGTGCATTTGAACTTGACTGGAACGAAATTTTTGTTGCTAGACTAATCAAAGCAGGGTATCAAGGCAAAGTTGATGCAGACATTGTGGATCAGTGGTTCCAGAACGTGTGCAGACATGTTGTTATGGAAACATGGGAACAAGAGCAAGCAATCAAAAACTCAGGTATCTGGGTACAGAGCAAAGACATAGGTAACGGCAGGAGCGAAGTATCATGATTTTTAATCACATCAAAGAACTAAAAGCACAGGGCAAGAAGATTGGCATCACATTCTCAACCTTTGACATGTTGCATGCTGGGCATGTTGCTATGTTAAGTGAGGCTAGGAATTATTGCGATTACTTGATTTGTGGGCTACAAACTGATCCCACAATTGATAGGCCCGATACCAAGAATCATCCCATTCAAAGTGTTGTAGAACGCCAGATACAACTTGCGGCTTGTCGTTATGTTGATGAAGTAGTGGTATATCAAACTGAACAAGACTTGATTGACTTGTTGCTTATACTACCATTGGACGTTCGAATTCTAGGCACCGAGTACGAAGATAAAAACTTTACCGGTCGTAACGAAGGTGCTGGGCGCGGTATACAGGTGATATTTAACAAGCGTGATCACAGCTTTAGTTCCAGCAGTTTGCGCAAGCGAGTTGCAGAAGCAGAAAAAATCAAAGCACTCAAACAAGAATGATTTTGTATGTCAACGGCGATAGTCATGCTGCCGCGGCCGAGGCAGTAAATCCACACGCATGGGCCATGGATGATGGCTTGTTTTATGCCCTTGCACGACAGCCACATCCCGACAATGAACGTGCCAGCTTTGGATGTGAGCTAGCCAATTGGCTTAATGCCATACTGTATTTAGATGCGCAAGCAGGATGCTCAAACACACGCATCATGCGCACCACAAGAGAATGGATCAAGGCCAATCCTGATGCAGTGAAAGATTGCTTCATGGTTATTCAATGGACCACTTGGGAACGAGAAGAGTGGTGGCACAATGGCCAAGACTTTCAAGTCAATGCAAGCGGGATTGACGAGGTGCCCGATGAACTTCAACAACGGTACAAACAATTTATTATAGATGTAGATTGGGAAGAGTGCAGACAACGTGCTCACCGAGAAATCTGGGCATTCCACCGCGAACTAGATGATTTGGGCATACGCCACATTATGTTTAATGGCAACAGCCATTTTGGTGGTATTGCTGACCAAAGGGCGTGGGGTGCCAGCTACATGCACCCATATGATGACGAAATGACCTACAATTCGGTACTACGACGTCAAGGATTCAAAACGGTTAATCCTGATAGTTGGCATTTTGGGCCAGATGCCCATTGCTATTGGGCGGAATATGTGTTACAATACATTAAACGCAACCAACTATTAAACCCCAATGAAATACCTACTTATTGACACAGCCAACATGTTTTTCCGAGCACGTCACGGTGCCCACAGAGCCAGTGACACTTGGACTAAACTAGGATTTGCACTACACGTTACAATGATGGCTGCCAACAAGGTGGCCAAGCGTTTCCAAGCAGATCACGTGGTCTTCGCACTGGAAGGGCGTAGCTGGCGCAAAGACTACTACGAGCCCTACAAGAAAAATCGTGCTGTAGCACGTGGTAAAATGACCGAGGACGAAGCAGAAGAAGACAAGCTGTTTTGGGAAACTTATGACAATCTGACTAAATACTTGTCAGACAGAACCAATTGCAGTGTTATTCGTTGCGCAACAGCCGAAGCAGATGACATCATTGCACGTTGGATATCATTACACCCCCAAGACGATCACATAATTGTTAGCTCAGACACAGATTTTGTGCAATTAGTTGCACCTAACGTCACACAATACAATGGTATTACAGATGAACTGATCACACTGGAGGGCATATTTGATGCCAAGGGTAAGCCTGTTACAGATAAAAAAACTAAACAACCAAAAACCATCCCGGATCCGTCCTGGCTATTATTTGAGAAGTGCATGCGTGGCGACACCTCCGACAATGTCTTCTCTGCTTATCCGGGAGTACGTGAAAAAGGGACAAAGAATAAAGTTGGTCTCCGTGAGGCCTTTGCCGACCGAGACAAGCGCGGATATTCTTGGAACAACATGATGCTTCAACGCTGGACTGACCATAATGGCGAGGAGCACAGAGTGTTAGACGATTATGAACGTAACTGTACATTGATCGATCTTAACGCACAACCGGATGCGGTCAAAGCCACAGTGGACGCTGTGATCCGAGAACAGATCAGTCACAAGGATGTGGGCATGGTAGGCGCACATTTCATGAAGTTTTGTGGCAAGTACGAGCTCACCAAGCTCAGTGACCAAGCTGATACAATCAGTCGGTGGCTCAATGAAACATACAAAGGAGTATTAAATGATACACGCCAAACCAGTAGTTGATAACGAATATTGGATCTTGAAAAAAGATGACCAGAAGATTGGTAACATCCAGGCAGTCAACGATGGATATCAAATCACAATTGAGAACAAGGTTGGACTATACAAGACTATTCCCATGTTGCGCAAACGTGAGAATGTGGAATTTGAGCCAGCTGAAAAAATAACCAAACCAATTGCAGACCTTGTGCATGGTTATAGCACTGGGTGTAGAACATATAATCCCATATGGGATGTCAAGCACAAGCTACCACTGTTTACTAAAAACAACAAAAGCAAATCCTGGTTTGCCGCTGGATGGTACATGGTCAAGCAACATCGTAACTGGAAGCCTATTCATAACCCCAAACTAATTGTACTCGAGCGTTACAAGTATCAAGGTCCTTTCCATTCTAAAGAAGAAGCCAATGACGGAAAATTATGATTTTCCGTCAGGCATGATTGCACAATCAGGTACCCAAGACGAGTACTACCAGTTTATTGATAAAAATTATTTTAATGTATGTAAGAATGCAAAGGTGCTAGAGATCGGAGCTCAGGTTGGGCACCATACTCGTTTGCTCTTAGAGCAAAGTCCACAGTATGTTGAGTGCATAGAACCTGATCATGAATGTGCAAATAAGTTGAAAACTGTACCAGGCATTGGTAAAGTGATTGAAGATGATGCTTGGTTGTGTATTAAACAACAAAACCTGTTTGACGTTGTTGTATGTTTTGGTGTACTATATCACCATCACAGTAGTTTACAACTGTTAGAACAAATTGTTAACTACAACAAACCTAAATATATATTACTTGACAATGTAAAGGTTTATTCACTAACAGTTAGTACGGAACCCGTAAACACCCCTGGTGATAGGCAAGTCGATGTCAATTGGAAACACGCAGGTGTTAATATAGGTGTTCCGTTTGATACAATAAATCAAGCACTATATAACATGGGTTACAAACTAAAGCAAGTGGATGATTTAGAATACAACTGGGTTCCAAAATCCAACAGTTGGGTAGCATTATGGGAAAGCATGGAGAATACAAATGAGCTTGCATATTAATCGATTTGTTGACAGCATCAAAGCACACGAGTCTAGAGGCCAAAAGGATTTTACTATGCCACTCAAAGATGCCAAAGACCTACACGCAGATATTACCAAATTGTTGTTGGTGCTAGAACAACTGCGACAAACAAACGGTAAAACTGATGATGCAATTCAGGTGGAAATCACCGGTGGCACATTTTAAACTACTCAGTTTTCTAGGTAAATAATACTAGGAGTTTAATGATGAGTAGACCAAAACCCAGTGTGCTAATTGAGCACACAAACAAACAATCTTACAAGACCGAGCAAGTGCTGGCGTCGGAAGGAGTATGGGCAGTTTTCTACGATAATAATCCCATCAACCTCAAGACATCGAACATGCTTACACAGTACCCCGGACCCAAGTACAAGAAGGTCAGCTTTTCTAATCCCGGGCATGCTATCAATTTGGCTCGTAAACTCAACACGCAGTTCAAGACTGACAAGTTCAGTGTGGTGCTGTTGACTCAGGGGGCGCAAGTGTTCCCCAATGCTCAATAAGATCACATTAACTCAGCAGTTGATTGAACAGCTTCGCAGTGATATAGTACTCACACTTGACGAAGCCATGCAAGAGTGGTGGAAGAACCCCGACAAAGATGCAGGCCTAAGGCTAACCGCCGAAGGCTTTTTTGTTTTTAATTCATTAAAAATTGAGCATTATGAGTTTGACGTACCCGCAAGTATGCCCGCCATACCAGGACGTCTACTAACTCTAGACAGAAAACTCACTTGTCCATATTATATTTTCCTTGGCAAGAAACCAAAGTTATTGTTATTTGGCAGTAAAGAAGCCACAATGTATTCATTATATGGGGATATTGACAAGTTTCTCAAAGGACTTGCTCGCGGATGACTGATATAAATTTTTCTGGATTATGGCAAGTTAATCTAGTAGAGCATACTGATCAAACCAGTAATATAATCGATGAAGTATATTTTGAGTTTCGGGGAGAAGCGTTACTGTTTATGAAAATCTATAATGATCCCATACCCGAATCTGGTAGCTATACTGTATATACAGGTCCATATAAAGTACCTTAATCGATAATCCCCGATAATATTATCGATAATCCCCGATAATATTATCAATAATCCCACTATAATTGGCTATAATCCACTATAATTCAGCATGTTGTTTTTATGCAACATATGGATTTTGGTTGACCAGAAATGCCCGATTTGCTATAATACACTATGAACTTAAAAAAGCAATCACGTAAAAAGCGCACCGATCGTACACATATCATTTATATGTTGCAAAGCGGTGCTGACTTTTACATTGGTGTCACAGCCAAGACAGAATCTACTGTTAACAAGAGTGCTCAAGTGCGTTTTAACAAACACGTATATCGCTCACGTTCAGAAGACAAGTCATGGGCACTATATGAGTGCATGCGTGAGCGTGGTGTTGACACATTTAACTTGGTGGTTGTGGATGTTGTGCGCGGCAAAACTGAAGCTCACAAATTAGAGCGTGAGATGATCCGTGAGCACAAGCCCAATTTGAACACAGATGTGCGTGGTGTTGTTTAATTACAACACTACGTTTTGGTTGACCGATAATTGCCAATTTGCTATAATATGAACATAGTAAGAAATAAGGAGCCACAAATGACTACAGAATTTACAACTTGGGAAGACATGACAGAATTAGAGCAAGCCCAATGCACATTTTGGGACATGTACAAGGACGCCTACGGCGTTCGTCCACGTGGCGTTGACACATCTGGTTGGACTCTTGATGACTTTACATCTGAGTTTGTGATCCTAGGTCAAGCTATTGACCGTGAAGAG